TCGGCTCGGGGCGCTTGAAGCCAGTTCGCTTCATCGGTGCGGATCGCTTCACCGGGCGCCCCATGTGAGCTGTAGGAACGGATTTGCCGAGCCCCTGCGCGCGTTGTCACGCATGCGCATGACGCCTCGCATCTTCTCCCGGTAGCGCCGCTCGATCGACGCCGATTCGAATACAGGCTTCGGCGTGTCCTTGCGCTTACCGGCCGCCCATATGGCAGCCTCGCGCCCCTTGACGCCAACTTTGCGCTGCCAGTCCTTAACGTAAATGCTGACGCCGTGCATCTTGCCGATGTGATACTTGACGGCCCCGTATGTCACGCCGATTTCCTCGGCAGCTTCCTGGCACGTCATCGGGCGGGTCTTGAGCGCTTCCAGTAAGCGCTGCGGTACGGTGGTGGGTCTCATGCTGCCAATCCTTCATATCCCGGATCTGCTGCGATCCGAATGTCGTTGTCTGCCGCCCATGCGAGCGTGTAGTCCAGCAGGCTATTCAGGCGCTTGACGCCCATCTGTGCAGTCGATTCGCGGATGTTCACCCATTCGCCTTCGAGGCCCGGAACCATGTCTGTGCCGATGCCGGTCGCAACGGCGTGCGCAGACACCAGCAACGTTTTCCACTGGACAGCCGTCAGGCGCCGGCCGTGGAACTCGGCTTGCTTCGCGATCTGACTGAATAGCGAGTGGAGTAGGGCGTTCTGTCGGACGGTGCGCGTCGGCTCCTGCAGCACCAGCACGTGACCATCCGGCCGGCTGTGCACGGCGTCGGCTGCCAGGCGTCGGTTCGTGCGGTTGAGAAAGATCGTGACCTTATCCATGTCACGCCCTCGCAATCATGACGACGCACTCGCCGCCCTTGACGATCGGCCCGCGAGTGACGAACAGCTCGTCAATCTGCTCGTCGTCGTCGAACACGCCGGCATGTTCCAGCGCGTCATTGAGCGCCTTGAGGCGGTTGTCGAGGTCTGCCGCCCGTCGATCGCGCATGGACAGCTTGACGGCCATGAACAGGCGCGAGGAACCGAACTTGATCGCGTTGTGCTCGGCGACGATCTCGGCGACACGCTGGCGGAAGGTCTTGCCTTCCTGGCTGATGTACATCCCGCGAGGCGACTTGCGCCAATAGCTGTTCACAGAGGGCGGAAGGGGAAGCGTCAGGAACTGCGCTTCGCCAGATAACTGTTGGTCGGTCATGCTGCTTTTTGTTGTGAGAGCGTTGATTCAACGAGCTGGATTCGTTCGCCAATCCAGCGCATCACCGGCACGGCCATGCTGTTGCCGAGCGCCTTGTATCGAGGTCCGTCTGCGGCAGGCTTTCCGCGCACGTTGACGAGCGTGTAGCCGTCGGGAAAGCCTTGCAGGCGCTCGCATTCTCGAGGAGTTAGTCGACGCACAGCGGCGCCGATCTGAACGCCTGGAATCTGTTCCTTCACTAGCGCCGATGAAACCGGACCACCACCGAGCGTCGTTTGCTTTCCGCCTGCCTGCCAGTTGAGTGCCGTTGCGATAGTAGGAACTCCCTGACCGGGCTTGCCGCCGCCTGTGGAGATAGCCCCGACGCGCTGGCCGTCGCCGCCTTCGAAACGGAGCTCGGCGCGGCTGTTCTCGGCGAAAGCGCGAGCAACGAGCAACGTCTCCGTCTCCGCATCGATTCTCTGATTGCTCGTCGTCAGTGCGCGCGCTACTTGCGGGATCAAGCCGCCGTCGCATTCGAAGTCGGTTCCGAGGCCACCACCGCCTTTAGTGCGAGCGCTAAGGGTCGGGGCAATTCCTTCCCGCGATTCCCGGCACGGCGTAGGATGCCCGAGCAGGCTTTCGCGCTCAAAAAGTACCGCTGCGGCAGGTCGCCAGTCTCCAAGATGTCCGACAACGAACACGCGACGGCGTCGCTGTGGAACTCCGAAGTGCTGAGCGTCAAGAACGCGGTAGGCGAACCCATACCCGAGTTCTGCCAGCCCTCCGAGGAGGGTGCCAAAATCCCGTCCTCCGTTTGATGACAGGACGCCGGGGACGTTTTCCCATACCAGCCAGCGGGGAGCGTAGCGCTCAGCAATGGCAAGATAGGTGAGCATGAGGTTGCCACGCGGATCAGCCAAGCCCTTGCGGAGTCCGGCGACGCTAAAGGATTGGCAGGGAGTTCCGCCGACGAGAAGATCGATAGCTGCATCGGGCCATTCCTTAAATTTGGTCATGTCGCCGAGGTTCGGCACGGTCGGATAGTGATGCTCGAGCACGCGTGACGGGAACGATTCAATCTCGCTCAACCATTGCGAACGCCATCCGAGCGGGTGCCAGGCGCAGCTCGCCGCTTCGATCCCGCTGCATACGCTTCCGAATTTCATTTTTATGCTCTCTTGTCGCTGCGGATATACCGCCAAAGTTCCGTCTTCGCCGTCTCGGCCGCTTGATCGCCTGCCTTCTGTCGCACTCGCTCGACGATCTCGCCGGCTCTCACGTACTGTCCGCGTCGACCGTCGCGCACTGCTTCCATGAACGACGCGAGGCATTGCTCTTGCGTCAGCACCAGCAGACTCGCGAGTAGTCCACCGTCCTGCGGATCACGTAGTGGCGCAGCAGGGGAGCCAGCCAAGGATCGATGCAGGCAACTTCCATGTAGGCGTTAGCTAAGATGGTGATCGAGGTGGACATGGCGGTTCTCTGGTTACTTGATGTCGAGACGTTGACCGCGCACTAGGCGGCAGCCGGGGACATCGAAGCCGTCTTTCAGAGCGGCCGCGATCAGTTTCTTGTCAGGCGCAGGAGCGGGCGGAAGCGGCTCCGTCTTGTAGTTCGCCGGGATCAGCGCTTCGTCGTCGATCGCCACGCTCGGCGGATTCAGGGCGATCTTGATCTTGAAGAACGGCGTGTCGATCTTGTCGCGGCCCGCCAGTTGCAGCCCGTCGAGCAGGTACTTGCGGATGCGTGCAGCGCGGTTTTCCATCGCCTTCGCGCGTTCGGTCATCGCCTTCGCGTGCTCTTTGATCTGCTCGGCGGTCGCTTCCAAATTGCGGCACACGAACGCCGTATTCATCGCCTTCGTTTCCAGGTCGCCGCTGATCGCTTCGAGTGTGTCGGCGAACGTGGCATCGTCGAGATCCAGATCGACCAGCTTCGCGGCGTCGGCGCGGTATTCGCTGGCAATTTCGAACAAATTCATCGCGGCTCCTTCGTTGTTATGTGACGCCGTTTCGGCATCGGTTCACACATAATAGCGCGAAACGATGCCGTTATAGGCTCGTTTATTGATAAATTTTCGCAATGATTTTCCGGGTACGATTGAGTTCTTCTTGCTCGCGCAGATCGAGAATCAGGCGCAGCGCGTCGCGGCGCATGGTGCTCTCTGCGATGTCGATCTCGGCCTGGCGGATCTGCTCGCGGATGATGCCGAGCGGGACAACGGTGACGGGCATGTGCTCGAATGCTTGCGCGCGAGCTGCCGCGCTGTCGATGTCTGCGAATAACTTGTTCATTTCGATTTCTCCTTTAGTCCGCGCCACTCAAATCCGCCCGCGTGCTTTGCTGCATCGCTCGGCGTTTCACAGTGTTCGTATGCTGCAATCGGCGTCTGATCCGACAGACCCCAATGATCGCCCGTCCAGCAGCTAAACCATCGCACCAGCTTCCCGCTTGCCTTTACGCGTACCTCGTACACGCCGTGATGAACAGGCTTAACGTCTCGCGGAAACCACTCGCTAAGATGCTCTCTCATGCCTTTCCCCTTCGAAACGTTGTTGTTCGCGCACAAGTGCATGCGCTTGCTTGTGATGGGTAGTGCATAACCAAACAACATCAAGCGGCGCGTCATAGTCGGGGTGGTGCGCCTCTGCTTTATCCCCGCAGATCAAACAAGGTTGACGGATTAGGCGCCCGTCGCGAATTGCGTTGCTTACGGCCCATTGCGCTTTCTTCCTTCCAGGAAATATCTCTGAGTAGCGTTTTAGTGACCGCTTGTGTGATTCTCGACAAGCCGCCGTTTTTACGTATTCAGCCCGCGCTTCCAGTCGATGGGGAAGCTTCCACCTAGAGCGGTCATATGCCCTGACTTTCTCG